AACGAATTGGTCACCATAAGGTTTTCTATCGTTAGGGAAGTTGTTATTGTGTTCTACAATCGCCTCATTGTTTCTGTAGATGTTTCCTTCTAACAGACCTTGTGCTTGATTGAGTAAGTCGGCTCTGATTTCAAAGCCTGATTTGGATGTGTTTGACATAATTTCCTCCTGTGTGTATGTGTGTTATGTCTGTATCTTCATGATACAATTATATTTAGTGCATAAAAAAAGGGGTCTTAAAAAAGACCCCTTTAAAGTCGAAACTTTTCTACTACGATTAAAGAATGTTAGAAACTTTAATTTTTCTGTAGTATTGGTTTGTTCCGTCAGATGCAAGTCCGTTTGCAGGTGTAGCACCAACAAATGGGTTAGATACCATTCCGTATCTTGTTTTGAATCCGATTTTTGGTTGGAAAGTATTCTCGCCAACTGCACGAACCATTTGTAATGGAACATATGGGCAGTAGAACATACCAGCGTCATAAGGGTTAGACCCTCTATAACCAACTGTCATGTAGTCTGCACCAGCATATGGGTCAACATATACTTTAACTCTTCCGTTAAGAACACCAGCAAAAGTATTGCCTGTGTCATCAACATTTAATGAAGTGTTAAGTGCAGGTGCGTAATCTAATACACCAGCCATAGATAGAGCAGATGCAACATCACTAGAACAAAGGATAAAGTTACCTTTTCCTCTTCTTGTTTCTTTTGCGATTACATTGCTTTCTCTTTCGATTTGGAACAATAAACCTTTGAACTTCTCAACTGACCATCTTCCGTTAGCGTCAACATCTAAGTTGAAAGTACCAGCAGAAGCAGTGCCAGCAGCACCAGTTTTTGCTTGGTTGTTTACTTCTCTCACAACTTCTCTGTTAATCTCTGCAAGTATTTCACTTGAAAGAATGTTTGCTAACTCAGATTCAGCGTCAAGACCGTGGATTGCTTTTAAGTCTTGTGCAAGTTCTAGAGTGTATTCTGCTTTTAATGCTCTGGATACAGCAGTCACAGTTGATTTCTCAATTGTGAATGACATCTCAGCAAATGCATTGTTAGATGCATCACCAAGAGCTTCAGCTGTAGCTGTGCTCATTCCTGTTGAAGTAGCGTTCTCATAAGCACTTGAAGATGCAAATGGGTCGCCTTCTGGGTCAGAATCTACACCAGCGTTGTCAGTGTTAGCAGCTGCTGAGTGTGCAGTTCTAACTTCATTAACGCCCATGGCTTCTGATTGTGCAAGTCTATTTCCTGATGGATAGTCTTGGTATCTTGCTTTCATAGCGAAGATAAGTCCTGTAGGACCAGTCATTGGTTGAACACCGCAAATGTCGTAAGCAACGAGATTTGGCATAGCTCTTCGAACTAGTGATATTAGGATTGGGTCCCAATTACTAATTCCAGTGCCAGTAGCATTAACAGGTGCAGCTTCTTCAAGAGTAGCTCTGTCTTCTGCAAGTGCTTTCTCTTGGTTTTCTAAAATAACTGCTGTGACGGCTTTCTTGTAGTTGTCTTCAATACTTGGTAAGTCTGAATGTTCTAGAATTGGCTCCCACTTTTCTTGTAAGTTTTCTGATAAAAACATTGTTATTTCCTATTAATTTTAACCTAATGGTTTTAGTTTACTTATAGCAGATGAATATCTAGTCATTTCAGGATTTAATACAGTTTCTTCTTCGTTAGAAAATTCTCCTGTTCCTTCTTCGACTACAGTTTCTTCTGCAATGACTTCATCACTTGGGAAGTAAGCTTCTTTGAGTTCAGAAACTTTCTCAGCGAAATCTTCTGTATCTTTGTAGTCTACTCCTTCTGATAATGAAACCATTTTCTCTTTTTGTGATTCAGACAAGTCAAGACATGCCTCTCTCACAACATTTTGTCTTTTGAGTGAATCATTCTCTTCGACTATTTCCATATTCTTATGGACTTCGCCGTCAAGTTTTTCTTCCATCTCATCAAGACGATTTGCGAGTTCATCAATAACATCATACTTATCTTCTGGTACTTCAACATAATGTTCTACGAACAATGTTTTTAATCCATCGATAAAGTTATCTGTCATTTCTGACCTCAAACCTCTTTCGATTGCAAGTTCGTTTTCTTTCGTCCACTCTTCTGCACAATATGATAGATACTTGTCAACTGCTTCCGCAAGGTCGCCTTTAACATTCTCTATTGAGGTTTTTAAATTGTTTGAATACTCTGATTCGAGTTGTTCTTTAATTTCTGAAACTTTTGAAGTGACAGCAGCCTTAAAGATTGTTCTTGCCTTATCAGCATTTTCTTCTGAGAGTTCAAGAGCTTCTGAGATTTTCTCTAGGTCGTCCTCTATTTCCATCTCAACTAAATCAGACTCAACTTTGTTAGACTCTTTGACATCTTTCTCGTCATCTTCGTCTTCGTCTTCGTCTTCTTTATCATCTTCTTCAGCGACTTCTTCTTCATCGTCTTCGTCATCTTTCTTCTTAGGTTTTTCTTCCTCTTGAAGATTAGATGCAAATTCGTTTACTGCTTCTTCGTCCATGCTCTTAAGCATTTCAACGATGTTTCTCGCAATTTCTGCTTTCGTCAAGGATTCGTCAACCTCTTCTGAGTCTTCGACTTCATCTTTAGACATGCTGTTATACATGGCTGAAAGTTCTTTCTTACTCATATCCTTCATTTTGTTGACCATAGCCTTGATTACATTCATTTTAGAAGGTTTCTGTTCTTCTTTAACATCATCTTCTGAAACTTTTTTCAACTTTGGTTGCTTCTCGGCAGGAGCTTCACCTTTCTGTTGTGGGTCACCACTAACTTCTTTAGTTCCTTTCTCTGCACTCTTAATTGATGCAACTGCTTTGTCAACAGGATTTTCTTCTGGTTTGACGACTTCACCTTTACCACCTTCGATTTTAGCGGCGTCAGATGAACCTTGCTTAACAGGTTTTGAGTCACCCTTTTCAGCTTTTGAATCTGGCTGCATAGCCTCTTCAATTGCCTGTTCTAGGTTTTTTTCTAAATCTGCCATTTGTTTCTCCTGTTTGAGTTTTAGCTTAACTCTTTTATTTATATATTATAAGTTCTCTACGAACTTTTTCCATAAATTTAATTTGGTTTCTTGCAACTTAGATGACTTTGCAGTGCGTAATTCTTTACGCATTTGCTCTGCATCTTTCATTTTAAGAATACCAGAATCATAATACCACTCTACTCCTTCCATAATGCCTTCTACGAAAGCCTCAGGAGCAGAAGGGTCTGCAACGATATCAGCGGCAGTCGCCAACTGAAAATCGTCTTTTACCACTTGAGCACCACCTCTTGTCTCTAATGAACCGAGACCACGAGACGATACGCCAAGTTTCGCACCATCGTTTATCAAGTTTCTCACTATCTGTCCGTTTGGTGTTGATAAAATCTTTGCTCTCCCCATGAAATTTTTACCATCTTGTTCTAGTTTGGTAATCATGTGAGATACTTTGTCTAAATTGATTGTTGGACCATCTGGATGTCCTAACTCACCGAATGCTCTGTCTTTCTCGACAAACTCTTTTCTATATCGGTCTACTTCTTTTTTCATGACTTGTTCTGGATAGATTCTGCCATTTCTGTTTTTGATATCAGATTGCATGAAGACTCCTTCTATAAAGTAGTCTTTCTCACCCTTTTCGTTTTCTTCCACGATAACAGGTGTGACTGCGTAATCATTAAATTCAGATATTAATTTCATTTATTACTCCTAATATTTCTTCTTTGGAGATGTTTTCTTCACCCATTTGTCTGATTACATTCTTTATATTCTTCATCTCTTTTTCTGCGGCTTTCATATTCATATATGGGTCTCCCATTGAAACACCATCTATATAAACATGAATTTTACCTCGTTTATCTTCACCAAACCTAATGTCTAGTGTTTTACCAGCAACTTTTTCAGTCTGTTTCTTGACTTCTTTCTGGTCACGAGGCAGTTTAAATTTTGCCTCACTCAGAATCGTTGTTATCTGTTCCCAAGTCTTCGCCATTTGCCCAATCTACTGACATCTCGACTCTTTTCATGTCGACAGCATCAGCAGCCTTTTCTTTCATGCCTTGAAAGATACTATCTTTCGCATCTGTTAATTTACCGGACTCTATTTGGTCCACTATTTTTTTACCTATCTCTGACATTAAAAGTCATCCTCCTCACTGTCATGTCCTTCTGAATCAATCTCTCCTTTTATACGAGTGATGTCATCTTCTGACATATGTAATATATGTTTCTGAACATAAGCGTCAGAAAAATATTTCCCAACATATGATTCTGCCTGTGAAAGAATATCTAATCTTTCTCTCATAATCTCTCCTTCTTTTAATTCAGTGAAGTGATTATCTGTTGCAAAATCATAATATATAAAATCTTTAAATGCATCGAACTCTTCTCCTGACACAATGTTTTTTAATACCATTTGTGTTCTAAGTATATCAGTGAAACATCTAGCAAATTTACTTTGCAGTCTCTTCGTGAACTTATTAAATTTAAGTTCATCTCTTGATATCTCAGATGCCCTACCCATATTGAAACCATTATCGGCTTCTAATCTTGAACTAGGCACATTGAGAGAACGATATAACTTCTTCTTGAAGTATTCTATATCTTCTATCTCTGCAAGATTCTGACCACCTGGAAGAGTTGTAATCTCTGTTCCTCGACCACCTTCTCTTCGTGGTAACCAAAAGTCTTCTAACATCGACATATGGCGTCTATCATCTTTGATTTCGCCTGTGTCTGCGTTGTAAACAAGTTTATTTCTATACTTGTTCATTGTATCTGCAAGGTATTGTTCTGCCTTTGCTTTTGGTAAGTTACCAACATCAATATAGAAGATTCTTCTTTCTGGTGCCCTTGATATTCTGTAAATAACAAGTGCATCTTCCATCATTGATAACTGATTAGCAGTCTTCAATGCCTTATGCAAATATCCGATTACAACATTCTTTGTGTAATCTAACATACCAGAAGTAGTATAACTAATTGCTTCTGGTGCAATCTTTACAGTAGTGCCTTCGTTAGCACTACCTTTATTGAAACCTTTATCGCTGAAGACATAAAATTCTTCAACTTTCTTGATTATGTCAATTTTTGTTTTTGTATCTTTTTCCTTTTCAACATTTCTGACCTTTTTGATTTTCATCGGGTCAATGTTTCTAAGGTCTTGTATGCCTGCCTGTGGTCTTTTAGAATCTACTACTTTATGAAAGTAGATTCTGCCATCGACATACCATTTTCTGAATAGTTCGTGTGAGTTCTGATGAAACTTCATCAAAGATAGGATTGTTCTGAACTCATTATGCATCTTGTCTTTGATGCTGTCTGAGAGTTCTACATCTCTTAAATCGAGTGATACAATTCTATCTTGGGTATCTGAAACTATACATTCATTTACTATGTCATCGATAGCAATATCACATTCTGGCACAAGAGATGTTTCACGGTATCTTTGAATAAGTGCGACCTCATTCTTGATACCGCCTTCCATATCAACATAGGAACCATATGCTCCGCCTGATATGAAACCACCTGGCGATTGTTGAATAATGGGAGTTCCATCATCCTCGACAGGTGCTACAAAAGAAGCCTGAGACTTCTTTTGCACATCTTTTACTCGTAATTCATCTTTTTTACGAGATATTTCAAACCCAAAAATTTCCATAATAATATTTATAACACCCTAAATGGGGTGTTATTCACTAAATTAAAGGACTCTTTCCCAATGAGAATACTGGAATTCAACATCAAATGTCTCCAATGCATCGACTGTCTCGTATGATAAGTCAATCGCACCTATTGAAGTAGGAAACATATTAAAGAATTCGTATCTCGCAAGAACTGAGTCATCTTTATTTAATTGTTCGACAAATGCTCTGTCTACTAAGTAGTCTAATGATGTGATACCTTCACCAGAATCTAGTTCTTGGATATCTGTTTGCCATGCTTCTAGAGCTGTTCTAGAACTGAACTCTACATCATTAATAATTGTCACTGTCCACGGTTCGAATGTTCTGTCTCCTGCGAGTTTAAGAACATGACCTCTGAACTGTTGTTCAACTACTCCTACCTGAGCAGCAGGAATCTGCGCTGACTGACATAAGAATTCAATCTTATCGCCAGACCTTGGTATAAAAACTCTAAAACGGTTGGCTCTCGGCCCGCCACCTAAGAGTTGTGCTTTAAATTGGTCTATACTTGCCATTTATTTCTCCTTAAACTGCTCCGTAGATTTCTTCGAACTCAACGCCACTTCTAGTTGCGACAAAGTTCAGTGTTATAAAGTTAATTGATTTAGCAGGTTTTACAAAGATAGAACATACAAATTCATTTCTATCGATTACTGAGTCTGTGTTATTTGATTCATCACAAACTACTGAGAAGTCTACTAAACCTCTTCTGTTTTTAACATCTCTTAGGAAAGGTTCAACAGCAGCCCTAAACTGAGCACGAGTAAATGAATCGTTAAATTCAAATAACTGTCCCTTAGCGGCAGTTGATATTGCTTTCTCTAATGTTATGAAGAGTCTTCTTACATTGATTCTATCAAATGCTGATGGTGAACCTAATGCAGTTTTATCTCCAAACAATACTGTTCCTTGACCTGGGAATGTGACGATTGGGTTAATTCTTGCACGATATAGGTCATCTCTAGATGCCTGTTTCGGATTAAATGCAAGTTTAGTAATCCCTAGATATTGTCCTCTAGAGAACCCAGCAGGTGAGAACCATGGGTCTTGAAGTAAATCACTTCTTGCCATGATACCTGCGGTATGTCCATTACCTGGTATCCAACAATATTTGTCGTTGTATCTTTCGTATTGGTAAACCCAACCACTGTCTAACACTGCGTAAGAACTAGATGTTATAGCAGCGAAATCTGCCTTAACATTAGTTGCCTGTGTTGACTCACTTGAAACACCAACTACTGATGTTCTTCGTGGTGATGCGACTACTAGACAATCTTTTCTTAACTCTGCAAGTTGAATTGCATTGTTTACTAGACTGTTATGGTCTGCAAGTGTATCTTGAGCAGACTCAGAACCACCCCCAGCATCTGTAGATGTAGAACCTACGATAAGGAATGATATACTAATTAGTTCGCCATCGCCAAAGTGTTTTGTCCATGCATCGGACTTTTGTGCGACTGTTGGGTTAACTCTTCCGTATGAACCACCACTTAATGATGAATTTTCTGGAAGTGCAGGTCTACTGAAAGCAGAACCAACTGCTTGTGATAGTGACCTTGATTCATTAGCAGAACTTAACATTGCTGTTGAGTGTCCTGACCAATAAACATAATTTGATTGTCTTTCGATTACATCTCTGTAGTAATTACTATTACCTACTGAATCTTTAGCGTCAGAAGCGAGAGAAACAAATCCAAATGATTCTAGAACTGTTCCTGTTGTTCCTGTGAATAAGCCATCTTCATCTTCTACAACAACATGAATCTCATCATTTGATGCCCCAGCAGCAGTAGCGCCTGCTGATGTTCCTGGTGCCTTGTCAAACAATGCATAGTGTTCCCAAAATCTATCAATCTGTTCGTCATTTGCAACTGCTTGGACTAAACCAGCACTTGGTTGATTGATTGCCTTAATAGTTAAGGTGTTTGATGAGATACCTGTCACACTATAATGTTGTGAGTGAGAAGCGAACTTAATGATATCGCCAACTACGAATGATGCACCTGCATCAACTGTGATTGCAGTAGCACCCACAGCATAGTTAGAACTATCATTGACTAGAGATACATTGTCATTGAAATAAGCATTTGAAGATGCACAAACTGATACTTTAAGTGAATTACCTAAAGCACCAGGACATCTTGCAGTGAATTTTCCAACTGTACCTGCAGCCCCGCCAGATTTGTATGTATTGATGTAATCATCAGAGTTTTTTAATAATGTTGATGAGTTCCCACCTTGGTTAGCAGAAAACAAACCTGTGTTTGCAATTCTAACTACGGAAAGTGAAGAACCATACTTCAAGAATGATTCTGCTGAATAGAAGTCTTCAGCCCCAGCGTCAGTATTAGCTGGTTTATAAAACTCATCCACTAACTGTTGTCCGTCTGAAACTGTTTTTACTTCATCAACAGGACCCCATTGAAATATGCCAGCAAATGCGCCTCGTGTAGAGGAAACAGCTGGGACAACATTCGATAAGTCAATTTCCTTGACTTGAACGCCTGGTGAAACTTGAAATGCCATACTTTTCTCCTGTTAATGTATTTTACATTGTAAAAGTTGTTTACACTTTTATTTATATATTTTATTTATCTAACAATCATCCTGAATACCATCTGGTGCCTGTAGAGTCTACAAAAGATTCATCATCTTTCTGTTCTCCAAATACACCTGCTGGCAACATATCATCTTCTATTAACTTCTGTTGTTCTGCATAAAGTAAATCTTTTACTGCTGTATCTGTTAGATTCGTAAAGAAATCGGTTGTCACAAACCATGAAAAGAGAACACAATTCATTACCATATCGTCATGATAACCTCTGTCTGCCTCAAATGATGACCCTTTGTTTACATAAGTCATCAATTCTGTAATAGTGTGTCTATCTACTACACTCAATCTATTCTCTTCAAGTAGTTCTTTTAAGGTTGAACAACCTACTCTTTTTATTTTTCTACTCATTGTGATACCAATATCTGTTGATTTTGTCATACCTTGAACAAAAACATTTGGATATTCTATATCATAATGTAGTTGTGTTGCGACCATAGAACCCTCTGCATTGTTTTCAATAATCACAAGGGCTTCATTATATGGTCTACAATACTTATTTATAATATCTGGAAAGAGCATGGGCGATATCATGTTATCTCTATAGGTTGCAACTTGTTTAAATGGTTTAATTGATACATCGA